TGATGGTGGAAGCGTCGGTCCATACGCCACTTCCAGCACCATCTGATACATAGACTTTCCCAGCGGTAGCTGTGTCTGCACCTTTAGGCTCGTGAAGATCAGCCCCCGTAAGATTTTTATGTATCACAGTTGTCATTTTAGACCTTGATCACGTTGAACATGAAGATCAGTGTACCGTTGAGGGCGGCACTAGCATGGACGTTCTTAACAACGACGACGACACTGCCAGAGGCAGGGGTCACAGTGTTAATAACCGGGGCACCGGCAGAGTTAGTACCGTTGCCGATGGTGACCTGAACGATGTCCGTCGCTGCGATAGCAGAGTTAGTCAGCGTCAAGGTATAGGTCGCAGCAGCAGCAGTCGTCAGGGCCTCTGAGGTGATAACGCCAGAAGGTTGGTTGAGGGTGGCTGCACCAGAACTCGCTGATGCAGTCTTTGTACCCTTACCAATCGACAACTGGCCGACATTGTAGTTCAGACCAGTACCGTCGATGGTACGCTCTGGACCAAAAGTAGCTTCGGCCATATGTTATCCTTACGCCAGCGGCAGGAAGTTGTAGTTCACACGGATCAAGACACGACCCGTCTGATACGCAGCAGTGCCGTACTTCACGGTCAGAAGACCGTTAGCGGCAATCGCCGTACCGATGCTCGAACCCGCACCAGTCGAACCAGCGGTCAGCGTGAACTTCGTACCAACCGCCGTAGCGTGAAGGTCGAGAGCCGACACCAAAGCCGTATCCGAGATGTTGGTCGACTGATCGGACTGCTTCAGACCGACCGAGACAGTGCCCGAGCCAGACGAAGCAGCAACAACTACTACTTCGACCTCAACGGACTCGACGTAAGCGTTCTTCGGAAGTTCGAAGTGCTGGTCGAGGTAGGCCGCGGTGGAAGTCAACTGCGCCAAATCCAGCACAGCCTCAAGCTGCCGGTTAGCACCGGTCGTGCGGTACTCACCACCGTTACCGGCAGTGCCCTCGGTCGGACCGAAGTAAACGATCAGACCGTCAGAGTTGCGCCAAGAACCAGCGCCAAGGGGTTTAAAAGTTGCCATAGATGATTACTCCTTAAGCTACAGCCGTCGCATCGGTCAGGATGCAGATATAGTTTTCCGGACGGTAGAGCTTGAAGTCATAGCGCGTCGTGGTGACGTACTCTTCACGCTGGAGGTCCTTGTTGTAGTCGCTGTCAACCTTCGGGGGCTGACGGATAGCACCGATGATCGGGAGAACGTCCGAAGCAGCGGAGAAGAAAGCGTTGGAAACGCCGTTGGTGGTCACGGTGCCCGAGCCAATCGTCTCAGTCAGACCCTGCGGGAGGTTCTGAGTAATATAGATGTCGAACCCGTAGACGGACTTAGCGAAGGTCGTACCCTTCACCAGACCGGTGTCGATGACGCCTTCCCAACGGGGGTTGTTGGAGACGTTAACGAGGTTGGTCAGGGTCTCAAGCTGGAAGCCCACCGAGGGGTCCACGAGAGCAATCCGGTTATCCGGTGGAACGTTCGCCTTGTTAAGAGCGAAGTTCGCCAGAGCGAAGTCCTTCGGGGAGATCGCCGGGAGAGCGTTGACAACACCACTGCCGACAAAGCGATGGTTACCACCGTTGATGGCGTTGGCGTTCGAGGCGGTCTGACCGGCATTACCCGTGGCCAGCATGTCGATTTCCATTGCCTTCTGGATGGCGCGGCTCATCTTCGGCACGAAGCTGGAGACAAGACGGTTCATATAGAAGCTGTCCTGCTTCATCTTCTCGGTGATGAAGGTGGCCGAGGACTTGTATTTGTTGATCGAGAACGTGAAGTTACCAGTGTCCATACCGGTATAACGGATGGCCTGACCTTCGGCGTAATCGAGAGTTTCCATCTGACCGATCGACGGGATGTTGATGGTGTCGCCATCGGGGAAGTCAGACAGAAAGTCGACGTATCGCATACCGATGAGGGTATCCAGCAGGACTTCTTTGACCTGCGTCGACCAGATGTTAGAACGAACGAGATGCTCGTTGTTGGAATAGCTAAAACCAGCAATTGTGTTTCCTTATGTGGGGTTACGGAGTGTCATAGAACTCTTCTTTGAGTGCCATGGCGTCTTTATACATTTGAGATTGAGTCTTCGCGGAGAAGTACGAATTCCGATCCGTTACCTTCAGCTTTTCATAGAAGCTCTGCTTCTGATGAACGCCAGCAGTAGGGGCGAACCCCGGAGTCACTGCTGAGGTAGGCGGAGTGAATGGGACATCGGGCTTGACTTCGCCGAAGAACTTCATAAGAGCCGCAGGAGACCTAGCGGCGATACCTTCGAAGTCATCAACGGTCAGACCGTTTTCTTTCGCGATAGTATTAAGGACTTCAGTGTACTTATCACCAAACTTGGCCTTGAGGTCTTGCTTGGCTTGTGAGATATTAGCTTGTGCCCTGAGACGGTTTTCACGCTCAGTGAGGACACGCTCGATATCACTTTCTGATAATCCTTTGGGTTCCGTTACCCGTTCCGTAGCCGTGGTGGGCTGACTTTCCGTGGTTCGGCTAGTTTTCAGGGCGTCCAACTGGTCGAGGATTTCCTGACTTCTGTCTGCAACCGGAGCAGTACGAACTGCCCGTCGTGCTTCTTCTGCCTCAGCTTTGAGCCGTTCAATGAAGTTATCCTTCTCGATGAGCGCTTTCGCTACGTCATCTTCAGTCTTGTACTTCTTGTCGGGGCCGAGGAACTCAGCCAGAGATATGGTCGTCTTCTGGTCGTCTAGTAAGGACATGGTCTTCCTTTAAAAGGGTATGATTTCTTTCAGCCGCTTAAGCTCGGTGAGTTCACCGTTTCTGTAAGCTTGTTTGTGACTCCAGTTTGGGTCTTTGAAGTCATCAATGCTGTAGTTGGAGTTGTTTAATTCCCGTTCTCGGTCTTCGATGATTTGTTTGAGACGGGTCAACAACTGGGTAGAGTTACGTACCAGAGCTTCGAAGTCTTTCTTCTTCTCTGGGGGTAGATGCTGCGTCCACGCAGAACTCAGCCCGGTCACTTAGGCGCTCCCGGAGGAGGACCGGGAGGGCCACCGAGGAGTGGTGGGCCATTACTGTCGTCTGGGGTTAGACCGGATGGGGTCTGTGCCTCCATCTGTGTCTTCTCCATGTGAGCCTGAGCTTCACGACGGCTATCGGCTTCTTCAGCCAGACGGATATTCTGTTGAACGATTTTATAGTCTTTGAGATTGAGGTTGTCCTCAACGAGCTTGGCAAGGCCGAGGCCCGAGAAGTGAACTAGCACCTGAGGGTCTTCCCCGAGCTTGGAGTTGTAGAACGCTGTAAGGTTCTGGACAAGCTCTGCCTGCTCTGTGAAATGTCTCGCTGCAACTGGCTTAATCTTTCCAGTACCTGTAATGTCTGCTGCCGAGAGAGAGGAGAAGACGGTAATGTCAAATTCTGGATTAAATACTGGGATCGAGACAGCTCGGCTAAGATTACGTCTAGCCAGTTCAAGCATGGCATTGAGTAGTGGCTCCAAGACCTGTTCTTCGAACTGAGATATCTTATTCATGAAGATGCGGCTAGCGGCATTCTCCAGACGCTGGACCTCATAGGCCGTTTTCTCACCCGGTGTACGGAAGCCCATGGCTTCTTTGGGCGAACCAGCCATCTCTTCCATCAGGGCCAGAATGGTAGCGATTTCTTGGTTGGCCTGTAGGATTTGGAACGGAGGTGCGAGCATTTCTACGTCACCATCATCGCCTACGTGGATGCGGGCGAAAGGACCCCATTCGAAGTCCGAGACATAGCCTTTGATCTTAAGAGGCGGGAAGGTGATAAGGTCGAAGCAGTCCGCCTTCATGTTCTCGATGTGGTCTATCCGGTACTGTAGGCCGAGGAGATTATCGAGAGGACCCATCGCCCAGAGATTGTCTTGACGCTTACGCCACCCCGCGTGGAATATCGGCGGGAACCCGAAGTAGCTAGGGTTGGGTTGCTTGAGGATGACTTTGTGTCTATCGACCACGGTGATGACATGGTTCTTATAGAAAGTGTCGGAGTCACGGTCGTAGAGGTCACCGTAGAAGGTGAGGAGTTCGCAGTAGTCGCTTTCGAGGTAGGCCCTATAGTTCATGAAGCCATCCATTTGCAGGAAGGCATCTTCGGACTTTAGGTCGCCTTGACCGAGGTTAGCCGCAGTGAAGCGAAGCTCGCGCATGTACTTCCAGAGGTCCCGGTACTGCTGGGCGTTCTCTGGGGTGGTCTGGGACTCTAGGAGTTGTTTGACTTCGCCCATCGTAATCAAGGACCGAACGATCTTCGGGGCCTGAGTAAACGACGGAGCGATAGGGTTCATCACGATCTCAAGCGGGGAGATACGCTTGGCTGATGGGCCGACATAGCCGACCTGAGTCTTGTCCTTGAGGCGGACAGAGTCATCACGCCACTCAGCGGCAACGAAGACATTCCCGTAATCGATGTAGTCGTAGATCAGCGCAGAGACAGTGTTCTTGAAGGACTCCTGCGAGATCGCCCATGACATATAGTTGATGATGGCATCGCGCTTGTCAGGGGAGTTCGCGTCCTTGTCGTCTGCTTCCCAGTACAGCCACTTCCTCTTGGGGAAGATAGCGGACATGTAGTTCGCGTGGAGGTTGTCTCTAATCTGGCAGAGCTTGGGAACAGTAGTCTTGTTCTTCCAAGGCAGCCGGGAGTTGCTGGTCTTTGAGGTATCTGTGGCGAAGACGTAGTTCCGGACTTCTTCCCATTCTTTGATCTTGGGTTGTCGGAACGTCTGCCATTCTTGATAGCGCCTAGCGATAGCGAGCCCTAGGTTATCAGGCTGGATGATATCGCGGATATTAAGGACCTTACCAGCCATTACGCTACTCCGCCGAACTTAGAGTGGGTATAAATGGTGGCTTGTCCCATTGGGTTACTGAACTGCCGGGCCGGGGCCTGTGCTACGTCAATAGCTGCGGCAAGGGCATCCTTACAGTCATCATGAGGAGGTTTAAGCACGACTAACTCATCTTCGAGGATTTGACAGTTACCGCCTTGGTAATGCCATATCTGGTGGTTGTCATAGCGAGGCCGGAGGATAGAGGAAATACGCTCAGCCTTGGTTCCTTCATTACGAGTAGGGCGGTAGTCATCAATGCTAAGAGCCAAGCCATGAGGTCTGATGTAGTCCTGTTTGAGGCTCTTGACGATAACGTCCTGAGCGGCGGTTACTTCTGCCCGGAGTTTACGGAAATCCCACTTTCTGTGAAGCTGGAGAATTTCCTTGAAGTACTCCGATATCTGGTCAGTCTTGAAGCGAGCTATTTCGAGGATGTAGTAGTTATTGTTGGCATCGACCCCAATGACGGCAATTGCGGTGTAGTCACTCCGTCTGGCAAGGCTAAATGCGAAGTCAATTGAAGCAAAGACGTTAAGTCTACTTTGCTTGAAATACCACTGGCCGTTGCTTCTTGATAAGAAGGTTTTGTCGTAGTACTGAAAGGACTCTCTCGGTACGCCCCCAGCGGAGACATGGTTGGGGTCGTTGTAGTACTGAGCATAGAAAGCACCGAGATCAAGGTATTGCGCTCGCTTTCGGGCAAGGATCTTAGCGTCGAAGCCAAACTCACGACCATCTTTAGTGCGTTGTCGAGGCCAGAGAAACTGTCCCGTTCCGTCACCCCGATCTTCGACTTGTCGCTCGAAGACTTCGTAGAGTCGCTCTGTAGAGACAAGGTCTCCGTATTCGTCATAGTCCTCGATCTCTGCTTCTAGTAGGGAGTGGTAGAGGTCTTGGGGGTTGTACCGGGTGCCTACGAATAGCTGCTCACTCTCGGCACCGCCGATGGAGGCTAGGTAGGAATACTGCTTACGGACTTTGGCTCGTCCGTCCTCGGTGTCTGCATTGTCTTCAACGACGATGTCATCCCCGACGATAAGGTCAGCGTGCATCCCCGTGATTGAGGTAGTCAATCCTGCGGCCCAGACGGTAGGGTCACGGATGTATTCAGCTTTACGCCGTGGATGGTCGACTGCGATTTCAGCCTCAGTCCACTTCTCGCGCTTGCCTTCCTCGGGGTTGATCAGTTCAGGCCAGTACTTCTGTACGACCTTGCTGGTTAGAATGTCCTTGATGAACTTTAACTGCTTCGAGGCTAGGTTGCTCGTCGAAGACAAGTATAAAATACGGACGGCGGGGTTACGGACGATACGCCATGCAACGTACAGCCCTGAGATCGCGGACTTCATGTGGTCGCGAGGCATCAAGACTAGTTGGAATTTCTTCTTTTCTTCTCGGGTCAGCCACGAGCAAAGCTCTGAGTGGACACTCCCGAGTACACGTCCGGGCTGGACTAGGCGGATAAAAGCCTCAAAGTCCGCTTCGACGATTTCCCGGACGGCATCGGTTTTTGGTTTCATTTGAGGGCGGTTTTGAAGTTCAGCTTGAGTCCAAAGCCTCCGGTGGGTCGCCACCCGAAGTAGAACTCTACAATCCCGTTATAGGAGATAAAGGGTGCCCAGCCGTTGATGATAGACCACTTCCAACCATTGCGGGGAGGAGTAGCGTCTCGCCAAGTCGTCAACTGTACAGGGGCAGGGCCAGTAACGGTATAGCCTGTTCCTTGAAAGCCGATGACATAACCCATGAAGTTGCCAAGGGGGTTACGGCAGAACCAATAAAAATTACGCAGCCATTGGGCCTTTACGTTAGGGAGATAGGGCAAGCCATTGTTAATAACAGGGGCCTGCCACGTATCCCCATTTCGAAAGAACCAAAGGAACCCCGTTGGATAGGGCTCCGCCGGGATTACTTTGGTTTCAATCATTACGCAGCCGGGACGTCAGTCGGGGCTTCCGGGGCCACTGGGGCCGGGGCCTCAACGGGAGCAGCGGGGGCTTCGACGGGTGCCGGGGCGAGAGCAGCGGCCGCAGCCGTTACCTTCGCGAGCACCGCATCGACGTCCGCATCCGACGCACCACCAACCTGACCCTTGAGGGTCGAGATCGCAGCGGTAACTTCGGCGGTGTAGGCGTCAACGGCGTCGGAGAGCTTCTGGATTTCAGACATTAAATCTTCCTTCATTCTGTGAATTTGTCCGTGTAGGACAATTAGTTCTTCTCTCAGTTTTTCCTGAAAGGTCTTTCGCATTGTGCTCCTTTCAGCTTTTACGGGAACTTATATCCCCGTACACTGATGTACCAAAATAGGAACGAGGTTACACCAGCTATGAGCAAGCTTTTTACGAACCACTTTCCAACTTCAGCATATCGATCATCCATCCATTCCTTAATGGCTTGTTTGATTACTTCTTTTTGATCTTTGTCTCCTAGATCGGTCACGTATTCGTAATAACGGAAATCTTATGTCCGGGGGCGACAGCGAAGTATTCCGTAGTGTTCGCAGCCAGCCTAGCTGTGGAGGTTGTAGCAGTGGGGGCAGCACCGATCTCGATACTACAAATAGCATCGACATGGACCCTGATGAAACGCGTCTGTGCATTAAAGGCACTAGACGAGGTAACGGTTCCGATAGCAACGGTTTGTTCCGCTACAGCAGGCCATAGGCCATAGAACTGGGCACCGATGTTATCCGCACCAACCTGTGAAAACTCTGTAATGTAGGCTTTGGCCATTAATTAATAATCCCTGTGACTCGGTTGAATTCATCTTCGGTAGAGGTGATCTCTTGGGCGGCGGCCTTGGCGGCCTTCTGGATCTCGGCCTTCGAGGGTCTACCGGCCTTACGGGAGTCCTGCCATCCAGCGCTTACGAGGAACTTGTTGGCTTGGTGGTAGTCTTTGGAGTCAGGGGAACTCGCGAGGCCTTGGATGGCCTTGAGGGAGCGAGACCTAAATCTGATCTCTAGCTCTCGTCGCCATCGGGCGACATAAGGTTTGAACCACGTACATTGGCAGAGGATCTCCCAGTGGTCCCAACCGTCTAGGTGAGACACAGCGAAGGAGTACTCGGTTGGATCGTCGGCTTCCATGTAAAGCCGGTACAGGGAAGGATAGCCTTCGTGGTCCCGGTCCTTGAGTGTGTAGACAACTGAAGTCTTGTCAGCGCCGGTAGTCTCGAAGAAGAGGCCGCGAAGTTTCCGTTGCCCGGTGGGAATGCGGAAGCTATTGGTCATTCGGGTTTAGGGTCGGTGCGGGATCGCGGTGGGTAATGGAGGAGTCATAGTCATCCGGGGAGACGTTGCTCTGGACTCTGTCTCGCTGCTTCTGGAGGTCGGGGTAGAAGCGGTTATCGCCAAAAGAGGGTGGCTTGTAGTCGTCACCCGTGAATGATGGTCCGTACTTATTTCCTTTGGGCATGGTCCTTGATCCATTGAATAGCGGTAGCGAAGGTCAGACCTTCAGGAGGGGGCGGGGCAGTCGGAGGGAGTACCGGGATGGGGGAGGCTGGGTGGGGGATCGGAGCTTCTGGCTCTACGAAATACCCGGAGACGTCTAGCTCGTAGCCTTTGGAGTAGACGGGGTGGTGGTTCTCAGAAACTGGAAACACGAGGACTTTATTGCCCGAGGAGTACTTGCCAGTCTTGTAGAGGGTTTGTTCCTTCTGGCGCCTCTTAGCGACCTCTGGAGGCCGTGTATAGAGCATGAGGGCTGTGCCTATCTCTGGGATAGAACGGCCATGGGTGAGCTTCTGGAGGTTGCCGGGACCTACGTTATAGCAGAAGGAGGTGAGGGCATCGAACTCTACCTGGGATAGCTGAAGGCCAGTCTTCCGAACTGAGTCGGCATAAGCCTTTATCCTAGTCTGGAACATCGCAATGGCCTGCTCAATGGTCAGTCTACCGAAAGATCGCGGGTCCTTCCCATCGTATTTGGTTATGCCTACCCCGATGGTCCAGACTCCGACCGAGTCTAGGTACGGATCGAGACATACACCCTCTAGAGACATAATCTCTATTAAGCCTTTGGTAGATATATCCAAAATCGGAACTCTCTTATGAGACAATAAATGGTCTATTTATAGACACACTTCCCCGTATTAAACAAAACGTTTCCTTGTGACGGGGAGTTCTTTAATCTTTTCAAGTAATTGCTTACCACAATTAATATCAGGTAAGGTTATTGGTCTTTGATTATCCATGGATGAATATAATTCTAATTTCCATCTAGGTAATGATTTTAAATGATTAATAGTTTTGAGGTAATCTAGATAATCTTGAGTGGTTTCTGAAATCAATCTTAATTTCCTTTGTCTTTAATTCGTGTAGTATAACATACTTTTGATAAAAAGTCAAGGATTATTTCCATGTCAATGAAATCAATGGCTTAGCAGGGGTATTTCTTGGGAGAGTGCCGCGATTCTGAGGTTGGGAAAATGCTATGGGTATAACTGATTGATTCTATTAAGTAATCCCTGTGTGATTCGTCCTTGGTCTGAAACCCATAATTTCTGTGAGAAAAGTTTTAGGTGCCTTCCGCGCTACTGACCCACCCCCACCCCCCTCCAAGGGGTCACTCCAATGGGTTCGCTGCTAGGGATTGCTCGCCGTGACAGGTTGGCACCATAGATTGGTGTCGAATGCGCACTGAGGGAGGGTTATATCCACTAAGCTATTACGATCGTTATACTTTATGAGATACAACGACCCAGCTTGTATACCATCGGATATAACAGTAGAGGACAGCCAAGAATACACGCGCTATATCCCAACGGAATAACGGTAGATGCGAGTGCATTCACCTAGTGTCTCAGCCTGTAACAATTCGTGATTAGACAAATAATCGGGGATGTGCCAGTCTTTTTGCACTCGCCGGGATTTCCGGCTTAGGAGGGAACATGCGGATTAGAACACGCCATCTCCGGTCATCGGCCATCTACAAGGCAAGGGGCGCGCACACTCTATGGGTCACGAGAGCACTCAAGCCTCGCGATGCCTTCTTCACATGGTCGCCTTACACTAGGGGGGGATGTTTCATATGGTC